AGTCCATGGATGTAATTCTTCGCTCTCATACTGATATTACGCAAGACATCGACTATGTTGAGAATGTTGAAATTGAAGGAACTGTTGGCGACATTGATTCTTTGATCACAGCAGAGGCAGGAGTGCTCAATTACTATTTAACAGTCGAGGAAGCTATTGCTGATGATCTTGATTTTTATCTTGCTATGCAGGAATCAAGTGGAGTAGAAACAACAGCAGTTGATAAGATTGCTGGTAATAACATGAGTATGTTCACTGATGTAACAATTGATTCTGACACCATTGGTGATCTCACAAAATACAAGCGAATCTTTGGAACCGAGGGATATGGAGAAGTAAGCAAATCATTTCTATTTGATTCACAGGATTGGACAATTTGGATGCAAGTGAAAGAATCCATGGGTAATTCAATTGCTGTTCCAATCGTTGCTTTTGGTGAAGATGAGTTGGTTTTAACAAGACAAATAAAAGCTTTTGGGTTGATAGCACATTCTGGCAACGTAGGAACATGGTCATCTGCTTTTCCATTTTCCGATATTAAAAATATCGTTGTCACTCTTGATCAAGCAACCTCGGATATTGTTGCATACGAGGTTACAAGGTTAAATGCAATTGTAAGAATAAACACTCCAGCATCGGCTAATTATCCTGCTAATGTTTCGCTGATGCGTTTTGGTAGAGGAATAGGAAGTGGAACTTGGAGTGATAGCAGATATTGGATTGCAACAGGAGGCTTTACTCCAGGGCAAGTTAGGAGTTTTGCAATTTGGAAGAGGATTTTATCAACATCAGAAATGACGATCATTGCCGATAAACTTGATATCCAAGGGGCATTGATTGTTTAGAAAGATAAAAACAGAAATCCAAATAGAAGGAGAGAACAAACAATGGCTTATATCGATCAACTTGTAAATGTCAGCATTTCGCTTGCCACTGGAGGATTGAGCAGAGCCTCTTTCAGCACAGCGAACTTTGCCAGCTTTCATCCTTGGTTTACAGAACGTATCAGATTCTATTCTGATATTGCTTCTGTAGCTGAAGACTTTCCGACTTGGAGTGCTGAGTATGCTGCTGCTCAAGCGTATTTCAGTCAGTCGCCAGTTCCGAATAGTTTAGCGATCAGCAGATTACAAGCGGATGCTATCACTGTTGATGTTGTTGGTGAAGCTGCTTATGACGACACGGCAACTTACAGCATTGACATCAATGGTAATGGGCCTTACACTTCAACAGGAGCGGGTTCCGCCATTCTAACAGCGACTGCTCTTGTTGCTGCTGCTGTGGCTGATCCTGATGTTACTTTCAGTGATAATGCCGATGGAACTTATGATGTCACTGCCCAAGTTGCTGGGACAGCTTTTGAAGTCACAAGTCTTGATGCCAAGCAAAGTTTCGTGATTAAAACAGAAGGAGAGACTTGGACTGCTGGTTTGAATGCGATACTTGATGAAAGCACTGCTTGGTATGCTCTAGCTATCAATAGTAGAACAGAAGCTGATGTGCTTCTCGCTGCTGCTTGGGCACAATCGAATGCGAAACGTATTTTCCTAACAGCGTCGAACGACACTGAAATAATCACTACTGCTGTTGGTGCTGATACTGGTTCGATTGCAAAGCAACTTTACGATCTTGGTTATACAAGGACAGGTTGTATCTATCACAGCAAAGCCGATGGAGCAACTAATGAGCAGTGGATTGAAATGGCTTGGTATGGAGATAATCTCACTGTCGATCTTGATATTCAAACAACCACCTGGGCTTTCTCTCAGCTCATAGGAATAACTGCTGATGAGTTGACAGACACGCAGATTCAAAACGCTACCGGAACAAGTGAATCACCGACAAGCGGAAAGAATTGCAATGTATTTATTCCGGTTGGTGGAGCAAATATCATGCAACGTGGTCAGATGGTTGAAGGTGAGTGGATAGACACTATTACCGGAGTTGATTGGCTCAATGCTCGAATTCAAGAGAATGCTTATGCTGCTTTGGTGAGAGCAAAAGCAAAGAGCTTGAAAATTCCATATACTAACAAGGGACTTCAGGTCATCCCTAATGAGGTGATTGCTGTTCTTAAACGCGGGCAAGCAACTCAGTTCCTTGATGTCGATCCACAGTATGAGCCTTTTGGATTTCAGGTAACATGGCCGCAAAAGCAGGATATTCCTGCTGCTGAGATTTCAGCAAGAATACAAAAGAAAATCAAGTTTACTGCTACTCTTGCCGGAGCCATCCATGCTACTACAATAACCGGCATCCTTAGCATTTAAAGGAGAACTGAACAATGGCAAACAGCACATTCGATTTTAATAGGTGCAACATTACACTTGGCGGATTTGTCATAACTGGATTTGCCGATGCAGATGACGCAGTTTTAATCACACGCCGAAATGATATGTGGGATTTGATTTCTGGTGCTGATGGAGATTCAGTCTTTGTCAAGAAATCGGATTTTAGCGGTCTTGTAACTCTTAAGCTTCTACCTTCCAGCACAAGCAATGAAATTCTTTCTTCTATTGCTTTTGGGCAGGGACAATCGGGAGAGCTTCCTGTGCCATTCTTATATCAAGATGAAAACGGGAACACTGTTGCTGCCGCTGAGAAAGCAGTCATAATGAAATTCCCTGATCATGCTACCGGAAAGAATCTCGGTTCAAATGATTGGATGATTCTTTGTGCTGATCTTTCAGTATTTATAGGTGGCATGAATTAAAAATTAGACAAGTAAAAAAGGAAGAGGAAAATGGAAACAGTAATCGGCCCAGAAGAAAAAGAGATTGAAGGAGTGGTTTATCAAGTCACTCCTTGGCTTGGCGAAGAATGTCTCCGACATTACGCCGCTCTAACAAGTTTGCTTGGGGATTCAATTTCTCAGGCTTTGATAGTAGCGGTCAGTAAAGAAGACAAAATCAAGAAGCCTCTTGATTATCTTAAAGAGGAAGGGTTGTTGGACAAGGACGCGATGGATTTTCTGCCTGCTGTTGGCAAGGCTTTTTCAACACTGACTCAGAAGCTTGATCCTGATGAATTCTTGAAGCTGTCAAAAGCTTTGCTTAAGAATGTTCGTATTGAGGCGGATAAACCAAGACCGATCAATTTCAATCTTGATTTTGGTGGCGGTAGGATGAAGCCTTTGTTCAAGCTTCTTCTATTTGTTTTGGAGGTGAACTTCAAAGATTTTTTGCCCAGTGGGACAGATTTGATGTCGGCTGTAAAAGGAGTAGCAGAGCAAGCGGTAACACAGCATCCGTGACGATTCCAGAGGAGTTGCGAGTATATTGGCCAATCTGGAGACTAGTAATGAACGGTTTTGCAACATTTGGCGAGATTAAAAACAACTATACATTAGCTGAAATATTTGATGCTAATGAAGTTCTTTCTCTCAAGCTGCAACTTGAAAATGCGGCAGCAGAAGCGAATAAATAGATGGCGACAACTCTCAGAAAGCTAGTTACTACTTGGGGATTTGATGTTGATGATTCTGCTCTTCAAAAGATGCAGCAGGATCAGGAGAAGCTGAGAACTGGATTCATCAAACTCGGTGCTGTTGCGACTGCTGCTCTTGCTGCTGTTGTTGTTCCTGCTGCTGGTTTACAAGCAGCAATCAAAGACACTCTCACTTTGTCAGACGAATCTGGACAAGCATTTATTGATCTTGAAAAGACACTGACAGATAGTGCTTTACGTGTTTCAAGTAAACTTGGTATCGCGGCAAAGGATGTTGCGACTGGATTCTATCAAGTCATTTCAACAGGAGCAGTTGCCGGATCAGAGCAATTTGATGCTTTATCTGAGACAGCTTTGAAGATGGCAAAGACTGTTGGGTTGGAACCGTCTGCTGCTATTGAGAGACTTGCTGACACTGTAAATTCTTTCAAACTTGAAGGAACAGAAGCAGGAAGAGTTGCTGATATTTTGTTCAAAACTTCTAAATTAGCAGCTACAACGGTTCCACAATTGACCGAGGCTATGGCTATTGCAGCACCAGCAGCAGTCGCATTCGGAACAGACATCGAAACAACAGCAGCGAATTTAGCAACTCTTGCACAAGCAGGTATCAAAGGTCAACGGGCAGGAACAGGATTACAAGCAATCTTTTTGAGACTGCAAAAACCAACTACAGAAATTTCAAATGCGTTGAAGTTTTTAGGAGTGGAAATTATTGATAAGGCAACAGGAAATTTTAAGAACTTTAATCAAATCCTGTTGGAAATGAGAGGAACAACAGACAAGCTTACACAAGCAAAGCGTGGAGAAATTTTAGCAACAATAGCAGGACAAGAACATGCCAAAAGCTTACTCAATTTGATAGGTGCTCAAACCGATACTACAATTACATGGACAAAGGAATTAGCGGAAGCGGAAGGAGCTTTGGACAGAGCTTTTACTATCAAGATGGGATCAGCTATTGAGCAAGCTAAACTGTTTTGGATAAGACTGAAGAATCTGGCGATTGTTATTGGAG